CTGTTTTCAAAGAGAACAAAGCAAAGGGATTCGTGACTTTTGGCGCTGACAATCTCTATCCTGACTTTCTCATTGAGTTATTCAATAAATCACCCAAGCACAATGCCATCGTTTCTGCAAAAGCATCTTATGTTGCCGGAATAGGTACGGAGGTATTTGGTTCAAACACGGAGGAGATTGCAAAAGCCGAAGCCAAACTCAAAAATATAAACGCTTACGAGACCTACGAAGAACTCAAAGCAAAAGTCGCTTATGATGCCGAGTTGTTCAATGGCTTTGCAGTTGAGGTGATTTGGAACAAGGCAAAAACTGCACCTTCGGAGTATTATCACATCCCTTTCAAAGACATTCGCAAAGGTCTTGAGGGTGATTATGTATATTGCGCTGACTGGACAGATAGCAAAGCGGAGAAAATCCACTATCAGCCCTACAACCCAATCACAAGGGAATCCAAGCAAATTTACTATTGTCAGTTTTACCGCCCCGGACAAGGCGAATATCCCTTGCCTGATTATGTAGGTGCGTTGAAATACATTGAAGTTGATACCGAGATTTCCAACTATTATTTGAATAGCATCAAGAACGGATTCACGGCACAAACTCACATCCAGTTATTCAAAGGAATCCCAACACCTGAAGAAGCTCGTGCAACTGCAAGGAGATTCAAAGAGAATTATCAAGGCACGGACAATGCCGGTGGGTTAATTATCCAATACAACGATCCAACGGAGAAGGAATCAGTCATCAACAACCTTCAACCATCGGATTTTGACAAGCAATTTGACTTGTTGAATAAGACCGTACAACAAGAGATATTTGTTGCACACAAGGTCAACTCTCCAATGTTGTTTGGAGTGCGTGTAGAGGGACAATTGGGTGGTCGTAGCGAGTTGATTGAAGCATATGAGATGTTTCATCACGCCTACATTGAACCCCGTCAACAAAAGATTGATGATACATTTGCTTACTTGCTTGAACCTATCGCATCTGTTCGCTTGGAAACCATCAACAAACCACCAATCGGTCTTGACTATCAGGCTTTGTTTACCGCTGGAGTTATTACCAACGAAGAAGCAAGAAAGGAACTTGGGTTGCCATTGATCACCGATGTGAAGCAATCATCTTTGAACGATGCTATCAATGCTTTGAGTCCGTTGGTTGCAAACAATGTGTTGTCAAATATGACCATCAACGAAAAACGCCAATTGGCAAATCTTCCACCGATTGCCGGAGGTGATGCATTGCCATCGGCAGCACCAGTTGAAGCCGTTGCATTGTCAAAACAAAATCCTTTTGGATGGGATGATGAAAGAGACATCAAAGTATTTCAACAATACGGTGAGAGTGCAGACAACTTTGAACTGTACAAGTTTGAGTTCGTGGATGCCGTTGAAACTGCCATCTTGAATGTGTTGAAAGAGAACAAAGGTTTGCAAGTTGGAGACATCGTGAACATCACCAAACTGGATGCAAAGGTTGTCGCTGATGCCATTGCTAAACTTGCCAAAGCGGAGTTGATCAAATCATACGAAGATGGTCTTGAAACAACCCCGAAAGGAGTTGAAGAGGTAAAGAGATTGCAAACCGAAATTGTGGTGCGTTATGGCTACGCTTTAGCCGCTGGAATCAAAGGTACTTTGGTTATCCCAACCACTCGTGATTTCTGCCGTCAAATCGTGGAAAGTAATCGTGTGTATAGTCGTGAGGACATTAACGCAATGTCTGCACAACTTGGTTACGATGTATGGAAGAGAAGAGGTGAATGGTATACCAACCCTGATACTGGAATCACCACGCCACAATGCCGTCACATTTGGCAACAACAATTATTAAGGAGGATCAAACGATGACCAATTTTGTATATTTCATTTCAACCACTTATCTCAAGGACAACACCCCTTTGAATGAGAATGTTGATGACAAGTTGCTGAAATCAGCAATCAAAGAAGCTCAAGAGATTTACATCCGTGATGTGATTGGTTCAGGGATCTATAATGAGTTGCAAGTACAAGCATTTGCTGGGACATTAACGCAGTTGAATACTACCCTTTTGGATTCGTACATCGCACCTTGTTTGAAGTATTACACATTGACCGAAGCAATGCTTCCAATGACCTTCAAATTGATGAACAAATCGGTTGCATCTCGTGAGAGTGACAATGCGAGGGCGGTATCAGTTGAGGAAATGACAATGATTGAAGGGCGTTATCGTGACAAAGCGGAATACTATGCCAACAGATTGAGGGATTATCTCCGCACATACACCAATGATTATCCTTTGTTCTTGAATCCCGGCAGTACATTTGATACAATCCGTCCAAAGAACACCGCTTTTGTCGGTGGTATTTATCTTCCAACATCTCAAGATTGCTTTTGGAATTATGACTTCCCCAACGAGGACAAATAAGTGGCAAAAAAACAACGAAGCCAAACTTCTCAAATTTCTCAAGAATGACACTAAACCAAATAATAGCAAAGATTCAAACGGCAGCCGAAAGCCATAAGATGGTTCACAAGTTTGGCGTTGGTCAGCAGTCAAATATGACGGTTGAGAATGTTGAATACTATCCTTTGGTTTGGTTGTATCCAGATGGATTCAATTTGCAGTCGGGCGGTAATCTTCAAACCTATAATTTTGCATTGCTTGTGATGGATCGTGTATTTGAAAGCGAATCAAACACAATTGAAGTGCTTTCGGATACTGCGCAGATTATGACCGACATCTTTGCGTTGATTGAGGACAACACCCAAAACGATGAGGATTTTGAGATTGTGATCAACGGCAATGCTTCCCCATTCTACGATTCAAAAACTGATATTCTCGCTGGATATGCAATCAACTTCCAAGTCCTCACTCCTTATTTACACAATACTTGCGTTGTTCCTGTTTAGTTGGTTGTGGGCGTTCTTCAATTATGATGAACCAGTCCGCTATATCAAACCACTAAATGTTGAGATGCACGAAAGGATTATTGAAAAAGAGAAGATCAAACGAATCACACTTTTGAAAGAACTGAACCACTATGATACGATTTATCTTGATACTTTTGATGCTACATCTTCAGGGCTTGAAGGGGCAATCCGTCTCCATAGATTCTGCGACTCTACGAACTGCCAATAGTTATCTTGTCAAAGGTGCAATCGCACGGCAGAAAGTTAGCCAATTACTGAAGGTTGTTCACTCGGATTCTATCATCATTTCGGAACAAGATTCGGTCATCACAAAACAAAAGGTAAACATCGCATACTTGAATGCGGAGAATGATTCACTTGTGAAGCAAAATAAAGCCATCTCACGCACTTTGTCCGTGTTCAAGGGTATCAGTATAGGTTTAGGAATTTTAAGTGTTTTAATGTGGCTACAATAGACCTTGACAAATTACCCGATGCCCTTGATACTTATTTAGGGGATGCATCCGAAGGCTCACTCCTTCAGCAAATCATCATTGATTGGTGGAACAAGAAGGTGATTCCTCCGATTTGGGCGAATCTTGATAGTAAAAAGATAAACGCATCATCTTCGTTGAGACAATCTTTTGTCCCCGGACAGATAACCAAATCACCCACATCCATCAACACGATTCTTCTCGCTGAAGATTACTGGGAGTTCGTGGAATACGGAAGGAAGCCAACAAGAAATGGTCACATTGAAGGCACACCGTATCTATGGCAGTCAATTAGAGAATGGATGCAATTCAAAGCGGTCAAACCACCTGAAGATTTTACCTATGATTCCTATGCAAAAGCCATTGCAAGAAAGATTCACAGAGTAGGTACAAAGCCACAACCATTCCTTGAAAGTGCGTTCACGGAATCAATACAGATGGAATTGGTGAATGAGTTGAATGCTCGTTTTGGAGATTTGATATTTTCGGAAGACATAAAATTGTAACAAAAAGAAAAGTTTATTTGCATTATTAGAAAGTTTATTTTACTTTTGCTCTTGTTATGGATTACAACAAAGCAATTGAAACTATCAAACTTAAACGCAGACAAGGGCTATTTCAAATAGTCGCTCGTAAAACTGGCGTATCACTTCCAACCGTTCGCAAGTATTTGGTTGAGGGGAACATCGTTTCTCCCAAAGCAAAAGCCGTCATTGAAATTGCACTACGGGAGGTGAACAATGATTGAGGCAACAATCAACGGATGGATTCTTACACTCGGTAAGGATGATAGGTATGTTTACATTGACAAGCAAGTTGATGACTATTTACTTGAGCATCACTTTGATGAACTTGAACCATACCTGATCAAGCGAGATGTGTACTTCGGTGGATGCGTTGAGACCAATTTAGTGGGTATTGAGACGGAGAGATTCTTCTATCTTGAACCCGACAAGTTTACAGTATTATTTATGCTCGGACACAAAACAAATTTCCTATGAATAAAAGCGAATCAATTAAGAACATTGCTGGTGCGTTGGTAAAATTCCAAGCATCGGTGAGCAAGGTAGCAAAGGAAGCCAACAATCCTTTCTTCAAATCCAAGTATGCAAGTTTAGCAAACATACTGGACACCATTCAAAAGCCATTAAGCGAATGCGGTTTGGCAATCAGTCAATTTCCTGATGGGAACGCACTCACAACCATTATCCTTCACGCTGATTCAGGCGAGTGGATGGAGTCATCCTATGTGATGCCGGTTGCAAAGCAGAACGATCCCCAAGCAATGGGAAGTGCAATGACCTACGCACGGAGGTATGCACTCGGTTCAATCCTAAACTTGAACATTGACGATGATGATGATGGTGAGAAAGCAATGGGAAGACAGATTCCAAAGAAAGATGAACTCACACCAAAGCATCCATCTTGGACAAAAGCCGTTGAGCATCTCAAGACGGGCGGATTGATGACAGACATCACAAGCAAATTTGAGGTATCTCCGGTGAATCAAAAACTTTTAATTGGCGAGAAATGAATCAGTCACATCCAGTTATTCACACTAATTTGAACGAAGAAGATTGGCAAAGGTTGAGAAGTTCACGCTTCACCGCATCCGAAATCCACAAACTGATGGGAACTCCGAAAAACAAATCGGAGTTCTTGTCGGAA